CCTTAGAGGTAATTCACTTGTATCTGCTGACGGTTTCTTCAGAATAAATGGTGTTCCAGTTTACATGAACAACAAAATTTCTGCTGGAAGTTTCATTGTTGGAGATTTCTCACAAGGTTCTCAAGTATGGCAAAGAGAGGGTGTTAGAGTAGACTTTGGTTACGAGGACTCAGATAACTTCTCTAAGTATTTAGTTTCAGTTAGAGGAATAGCTAGAATTGCACATTCTGTCTATTTACCAAACGCTTATAGTGTTGGTACATTCTCTGCGGCTAAAACTGCTTTAGAGACTGCATAATTAGTAATACTAATTGAATAAGAAAGGGCAACTAAATTAGTTGCTCTTTTTTTTTATCTTTGTTTAAATCAAAAATTAATATTATGAAAATTAAATGTAAAATAGATATAACAAGAGAAGGTGTAGACTATAAGAAAGGTGATACTATAGACATACCTGAAGTAAATGTTTCTAAATGGGTTGCTAAAGGATGGGGTGATGCTATCGTAAAGAAAGAAGAAAAAGCAACTAAAGAAACAAAAGAATTAAAAGTTAAAAAACAAAGCAAATAATGATTAGTGTACAAATAGATTCTACTACTGGAAGTGAAATTGTTTCTACCTCTGAATTAAAATCTTATGCTAGAATAGAAACGTCTGACGATGATACTATTATTGCAGAGATGATTAAGGCGGCTAGAGAGAAATGTGAAGCAATAATTAACAGAGATATTGTTGCTAAAACAAGAACATTATTTGTTAGTAATGTTGACCCTTCAGGAGAATATGGTAATTTATATAAACGTAGAGTTAAACTTGTACTTCCTTATGCACCTATAAATGCAATCACTAGCGTTCAAACACAAGACTCTAGTGGTACTTTGTCTGCTATAGATTATGATGATTATGGCTTTGAAGATAAATATATTGAAGTAACTTCTGCACATACTAAAAACATTAAAATAGTTTACACAACTTCAGGCATGACTTTTGATGATTTAAAGTTAGCTATCAAACAACTCGCTACGACTTACTATGATAATAGAGCAGATTATGTTAAAGCAGAATCAGTAAATAAATTACCGAGCAGTATTGAAAACATTCTATCACCATATATATTTTATAATGAGTTATGATAAAAGCAGGAGATTTAAGGTACAGAGTAACGGTAAAAAGAAATACTAACTCAGCTGATGGGTATGGTGGCTTCACATCATCTCAATCTACAGTAGGAACTTTTTGGGCAGATAGGACATACTTAGATGGCAATATGATTTTCCGAGATGGAAAAAGAATATTGCAGACTGGAATAGAATTAATTTTAAGAAAGAATACTGCAACAACAAACATTCAAAGAGGTGATGTGTTGTTTTTAACTAATGACACTAATCAATATAGAATCAATTCTATGTTTGAGCAAGATTTATATACCTATAAAATATTAGCAGATAAACAACAATAAGATGGCAAAGAAATCAGGCATAGAAATAAGGCAAAGAGATAAAATGCGATTCAATAAAAAAATGAGAAAGCTATCTAAATTTGTTAAGATAGGTGGAGGCTTTGATAAAGAATTATCTATTTATGCAACTGATATTATGTTACGTTCTTCTTTAAAAGTTCCAGTTATTACTGGTAACTTAAAACAATCTGTATATGTAGAAAAGAAACCTTTTAATTATGAAGTTGGATATAAAATAAATTACGCTCCATTTGTAGAATATGGTAAGGCAGGTAGAGGTAAGTTTACAGGCATGAAACCTTTTTTCAGACCATCAATAATGGAAGCTACTTTTGCATTTATTAAAAGACTAAGAAAACAAATAAATAAAGAAACAAGAACATGAAAGATGCAAGTCACTTTATAAGAAAAGAAGTATATGATGCTCTTAACGGAAACATAACTTTAAATAGTGCTAATGTCCCTATCTATAATGTAGTACCTTCTAGTGCTTCTAATCCATATATTTTAATAACTTCTATCGCAAATATTATAGGCGATAATATAAAGGACACATATTTAAATGTCATATCTACACAAGTAGAAGTTGTTACTGCCTTTGACACTAATACTGGTGGACAATTAGATGCCAATTTAGCGATGAATCAAATCACACAATTATTGGTTTCACGTAATACTTTTTTTGATTTAAGTTCAGATAATTTTAAATGTATCTCAGCGCAAAACGATGGTATCACTTACCTTACTGAAGATACTGATACTGAAACGATATATAGAGGAATTTTAACATTTACAAATCAGGTAGAACAATTATGAGGTTAGAATTATACCGATATAGTTCTGAAAAAGATAGTACATTAGGTTTATTATTTACAGTAAATGATGAGACAAACACAAAAGATTTTCTTTGCTTTACTCTTGAAGATGAAAAAAGGGAGGACAAAGTTTATGGAGAAACTCGCATACCTGAAGGCACTTATCAAATTGAATACAGAAAAGAAGGAGGTTACCACAATAAATACGCAAAGCGTTTTCCAAACATTCACAGAGGTATGTTACTCCTTAGGGACGTTCCTAATTTTACTCACATTCTTATCCATTGCGGTAACACTACTGAGCATACACACGGTTGTTTACTTATTGGAGATGTTATATCGCAAAATACTACGAAAGAGCCGTTTCTAGGTCAGTCAACAAATTGCTATAAAAGAGTTTACCCAATTTTATCTGATATATTAGATTCTCAAAAACAACTATCAATTAAAATTATTAATTTTGAAGAAATCTAAAATCAATAAAATATGGATGATATAACAAATAAAAAGGTTGCACTTGATGTTGATGGTGATGGAAAAAGTGATATTAAAATTGATATTAAATTTTTAGGCTTACTTGTTGGTGGTATTATTTCTTTAACAATGACTTACTCACAATTAACTGCTGAAATAGAAGTGGCTAAGTCATTACCTGAATACGAAATAAATCAAGATGATACAAGGGTAATAAATCAGAAGATGGATTATATTATTAGAGAATTAGAAAGATTTGAAAAGCAAACTGAAAAAAGATTAGAAAATTTAGAAGAAAAAGTATATAAAAGATGAAATTATTAAGTGATGTAAGTTTATCTGAAAATGATGTTAATAATCAGTTAAAAGTAAATCAAACAATTTCTAAGATTAATACTTTAATGGATGTTGCTGACGGATTAAAAGAATGGGAGGGTGTACAAAGAATAGAAATTTTTTTAAGAATAGAAACAAAATTAATTGATTTAATAGATGAATTGTAATGGATGTAAATATGGCGAATGTGGATTATGCCCTTTTGGGATTTAGTCTTTGTAGTGCATTGCTTACTGGTGCTTTTATTATCTACGTATGGACTAACGAAGAAGAAGAAAAATGAATAAGATATTAACTAAAATATTTGGAGATGCTGGTGTAGGTATCGTTGATAAACTTGCAGGCGTAGCAGATAGGTTTATAAGAACTAAAGACGAGAAAGCAAAATTCCAAAAAGAGATGGAACAGATTTGGATACAAGCTGAATCTGATATGCAAAAAAATGTTACCGAAAGATGGAAGTATGATATGTTAAATGGTAATGTTCTTACTAAATCCGTTAGACCTATCGTATTACTTTTTTTAATTGTTTCAACTGTACTTTTAGTTTTTGTAGATTCAGGTAGTATAAAGTTTGAGGTATCTAGTGAATGGATAGAACTTTTAAAGGTACTTCTAATGGTAACGGTTTCAGCTTATTTTGGTGGTCGTAGTTACGAGAAAGTAAAAAATAATGGCTAAAAGATATATCACTCCTGCATATATAAAAAAACAAAAGAAAAAAAGAAGAGGAGTACATAGTAAAAATAATAATTCTAATAGCAAGACATCTAGAAACTATGTTAAGAAATACAGAGGACAAGGTAGATAAGGTTTGTGATAAATGTAATAAACGGTTATCTCTTGACAAGTTCTATAAAAACCAACATAACAACCCTGAGAAACAATGCAAAAAATGTAGAAATATACGAAGAGAAGAGAGACATAGATATTGGAAACAACAATTTATTTATAAGTTAAGCGAACACATTACTATAGAATGTGTGCGTTGTGGTTATGATAAAAACTTTAGTGCTTTAGATTTTCACCACATTAAAAAAAAGCGTTATAAAGTTGCTAGAGTATTGAGAAACTTATCTGAAAAAAGTTTCTCTGATGGCAAGGTTAATGATATATTGTATGAGATTATGGTAAATTGTGAGATACTATGTGCTAACTGCCATCGTGTACATCATAACAAACATATAATGAAAATGAAAAAATAGTATATTTGTAAATAAAATATTCTTATGGGTACATCACTAACAGGAAAAAATATATCAGCGAGTTATTTAGGTTTACTAAAAACAACGGACAATGCAATCATCGGTTCTACTGCAAAAAGATTAACTGACGGTAGTGGTACAGATTCACCGTTATATTTATCTACATCTAAATTAGGAATAGGTGTTACACCTACAGAAGCTTTAACAATATCTAGTGGTAACATACAATTATCTAATGATAACAAAATACAATTTGGAACAAGTGATGTTTATATAAGTGGTACTACTTCAACTGATAATATACAACTTGGTATACAAGGTGCAACAAAATTAACTTTACACCAAACGACTGGATTGACACTTGCTCAATATGGTGGTGGTACTATTACTGGTACTGTAACACAAAGACTTGGTGTGACATCAGCAGGTCAAGTTGTTGAGATACCAATCGGTGGCGGTGCAGTTGATGGTAGTGGAACGGCAGGTAAGATAACAAAGTGGACAGATTCAGATACTATTGGTGATTCTATAATGAGCGAAAGTGGTTCTACAATTAGTATTGTTGATACTTTAAAAATAAATGCAACTACTGGAGACTCATTACTTCAATTTAATATTACAGGGGACACATATTCAATGGGTATTGACAATAGTGATGAAGATAAATTTAAATTAGCTTACGGAGTTTTTGGCAGTACAGATTTGTTAGCAATAGATGTTGATGGAAATTCAATTTTTAGCGGTAAAATTACTATAAATAAAGAATCTTCAAGTGCATTAACAATTTCAAACCCAAGTGCTACAAATGATTATTTATTAATAGGACACGATGCTAGTTTAAACTCATTATATACATCTAGAGCAGAGAATAGTTATGGTACGCATACTTTCAGACAATGGAATGGTTCAACTACAAGAAATATTTTAACACTAGACGCATCACAAAACGCAACTTTTGAAGGAAATGTAAATATAGGTTCAGGAGGAACAGACAGTAATGATAAAAGATTATTAATAAATTCAGGAGATGGTGCAGGTGGAGAAGCATATATTAATTTACAAAGAAATGGGGCAAATAATTTCCTTTTAAATGCTACTGCTACAAACACACAAATAAGAAATGTTGCTAATTTACCTTTATTATTTTATACTAATAATGATATAAGACAAACAATTTCAGCAGATGGCAATACAACTTTTGCAGGTAATGTATTATTAAGTGGTTATTTGTCAGTAACCTCAAACAATATAGGAACTGGAGCAACAAGATGGATAGGTTCAGATGGCACAACTTCCACTTGGTTTTATAATGTTCCAACAGGTGGAAATCATTATTTTGCAGTTAATAATAGTAACCAATTAAGTATAAATTCTACTTCAGCATTTTTTGCAGGAAATGTAGGAATTGGAACTAGTTCGCCAGATTACAAACTTTCTTTAAGAGATGATAGTACAAGTGCATATCCTTTAAGTTTAGAAAATATTAATATAGGTACAGCAGGGGTTCATACAGGAATACGATTTGGTTACGCAGGAAATACATATCAAAAAGGTGCAATTATTTTTGAAAGTCAAGATGCAAATGGTAGAGGAAAAATGTATTTTGCTATGGAGGGAACAGCCAACTCATCAAATGCTGATGAAACAGATGCTAAAATGACTATTGACTATGGAGGAAACGTAGGAATAGGAACTGATTCGCCTGATACAATAATTCACGCATCTGATTCTACTGGAGCAATATTAAGATTACAAAGAAAGGACAATAATGTTTTAACGGGTGATTTACTTGGAGGAATTGAAACATATAGGGATGATGATGATGGCGCTTATATTCAAACTTTTATAAAATCTTATGCTACTGAAACATATGGTAGACAAGGATATATGACTTTTGGAACAAATGACAATAACAATGGAAACGCCACAGAACGTATGCGACTAGATTCGTCAGGGAATTTGGGACTGGGAACGGCTTCGCCACGAGTACAAACAGAAATACAAGGATTAGCACAAGCAACTGCTAATATAAGTGATACTGGAAATTCAAAAGGAACTTTACAGGTTAGTGATACAGCAAATGCATTAAACGCAGGTGGTACAATATTGTTTGCTGCTCAAAATGATAGTGGAACTTATACTCCTCAAGCAGCTATAAAATCACTACTTCAAAATGGAACTTCACAAGGTATTGGAGATTTAGCATTTAGTACTCGTAACGCAACTTCTGATACTACTTTAACAGAAAGAATGCGTATTACAAGTGATGGGCTTGTAGATGTAAAAAAACAAATTGATGAATCTACTTTACCAAATGTACCTAGTGAACACGCTTTAACTTTTTACCCTCCTATAACTACAGGACGTTTTGGAGGTGGTATTTCTTGGAGTGAGGGAACAAATACTGCGTGTAGTATAAATGCAGTTGATGATGGTTCAGGTGGTGCTTTGGGTCTTGTTTTCTCTACGGGTAGCAATTCTGCTATTTCAGAACGTATGCGTATAGACAGTGATGGATTGGTTGTTTTAAAATCGATAAGCGCCAATACTACAAGAAATTTAGTTTTTGAAGGAGATAGTAATTCCACATCAGGAAATGCAGGTGCAATAGGTATGTTTGCAGATGGTGCAAGATTAACTTCGAACTATTATTATAGTGGTGGTCAAGCAAAATATGTTGCTGGTAATGGTCAAGCAGCAATAAATTTACAGACAGGTACTACTG